CGCAAGAAGGAGTGTTATGAAAGAGCTTTGGACCAACTACGATTGGAGCATTGTAGTCCCGAAGCAGATGCAATTGTCAGCGTGTTTGTTAAAAATGAGAAAACTGATCGTACCACTAAGTATGATCCTGTTCCAAGGGTCATTTCTCCTAGGCATCCTAGATTTAATCTCCGACTTGGTCGGTTTTTGCGACCAATTGAAGATCGTATTTTTAGGGCACTTGGGAGACTTTTTGGACATAAAACTGTAATGAAAGGAATCAACACTGAAACCACGGCTAAATACATGCGCGAAAAATGGGAAAAGTTTCGCAAACCGGTGGCGATTGGCTTAGACGCCAGTCGATTTGACCAGCATGTATCTCTGGAAGCTCTTCAGTTTGAGCATAGGATCTATGAAGAATGCTATCGCTATAATACCAACTATAAGAATAAATTACACAGATTGCTTAAATGTCAATTATACAATAATTGTGTTGGTTATTGTGCAGATGGATCCCTCAAATACAAAACTGAAGGCACCAGGATGAGTGGAGATATGAACACATCACTAGGAAATTGCGTACTTATGTGCATGATGATAAAAGCTTATTCCCTTGAAAAAGGAATTCACATGCAATTGGCTAACAATGGTGATGATTGTGTTGTTTTTCTTGAACAAGACGACCTTGGACATTTCAACAATGGTTTGTTTGAATGGTTCTTGGAATTGGGTTTTAATATGGCTGTTGAAGAGCCAGCGTATGAATTTGAACATATTGAGTTTTGTCAAACAAAACCAGTATGGGATGGTTCCGTGTGGACAATGTGTCGTAACCCAATTCGTGCTATAGCAAAAGATAGCGTCTTGCTGAAAAGTGCCCAGCAGGTTAGTCCTGGGTATTTCAGGCAGTGGTTAGATGCTGTTGGCACCGGTGGTTTGAGCTTGACTGGGGGTTTACCTATATTCCAGTCGTTCTACCGGTTGTACCAGCGATCAGTTGAATCATCAGCATACTGCAAAATGAGTAAAACAGGTGATATAAACAGTAGTGATGTTATGCCTTGGTATATGCGTGAAGGTAATGCCAAGAGCAACCGTGGATTTAAAACGGTTACACCTGAAGCCAGATGTTCATTCTGGCTAGCATTTGACGTCACACCAGACGAACAAATCGCTTATGAGCAGTATTATGATTCTATGTTAATCAAAATAGAAAACGGGAGTGAATGGCAACCCCGTGTAGTTGAGTTAGATCTCAACTATTGTTAAAAATGGGGCCTATTGTTTTAAAAGCCAATTCCAATTTGATGGGCTAATATAAAAGCCAAGAGACTGCACGGCTTCGTACGCGTACAATAGGTGAACAGTCCCTGTAAGTTCAGGGATCCCATACAAAAAAAAAAAAAAAAAAAAAAC